CCGAGCCGATCCGGATGCCGGACCAGAGCGGCACGCCGCCTGTCGTCGGCAACCCGCCTCCTCCGCCGTCCATGCCGCGCATGACGGAAGCAGGCATCCGCGCGCAGAACCCGGCATCGCCGGACTACCGCGCGCCGGGCGCCCCTCCGCAGCCCACGGCGCCGCAGCCTCCGACCCCGCCCGCGCCCCGTGCGCGCGAGGTCAACGTCACCAGCGTCACGCGCCCGCCCGAGCCCCGTCCGGAAACCGGACCCGCGCCGCAGGCGGAGGGCGCCCCACCCCCGCGCGCCACGACCCCCGAGCGCGCCGCCGAGTTTACCCGGCTGGCCGAGCGTTCCGAGGCGGCAGCGGCGAAGCTCGATGCCCAGGTGGCGCAGTTACAGCAGGCGCGCGAGCGGTTCTTTGACCGCAACACCGGCACGAACATGCTTGCCGCGAAGGGCGCGAAGGCACCGCGCGACAAGGCGAGCCGCGAGCTTGCGGCGCTGGCCGGCAAATACCGGACGGCGACCGAGATTGACCGCGCCATCACGACCCGTCAGCGCGAAGCGGAAGCCGCGCGGGGCCGAGCGGCGATCCAGCGGCGAGGCGCCGAGCGCGCCGGCACGCCGGATGACGTGCCTTATCGCCCGTCCTACGGCGACCCGAAGCTGGACGCACCGGCCGCGCGCACACCGCCCAAGGCTCCGACCTCGCTCACCGCAGCGGTGAAGGCGAACGGCGGCATGAAGGGCGGCGGCGACCTGGAAGGTATGGCGCCCGGCGTCCGCAACGACAAGGCCGGCCTATCGCCGGACATGATGGTGGAGCGGCTTCAACAGGACGGGTGGTTCCCGAACCTGACGGGGCTCGATGCCGAGCGCGCCCTGTTCAATGCGCTGCGCGAGGAACGATCCGGCCGTCCGCAATATCGGGACGGGGACGGCGTGGAGTTTCGCGCCGCGCAGGAAGCCTACGACGCCGATGTGACGCGCATGAACGACATGGCGCGCGAAATGGGCCTGTCTCCGGACGAGGTTCGCGGCATGTCGCGCGGGCAGTTTGAAGACCTGATGCGCGAGCGGCTTTCCCAGGAGGAAGCCGCCAACATGCACCGGCAGCAGGCCGAGGCGCTTGAGGCTGAGGTTGTTGACCTCCGCCGCGCGTTGCAGGATGAAATGGAAGCCCGGGGCGACGCCTGGGAGCCGGACATTCTCCGGACCCTGGACGATTACCTGGACGCCTACGGGGCAAGGAGCCTGGAAGATGCAGAGGCAGAGTGGCGAGGCGCTGTCGCTGATGCAGAAGGGGGAGCGCAGCGCGGCGGAACTCCGGAGGTTGCTGCGCGACCCGAACCTGAGCGTGGCGCTCCGGGAGAAGATCGAACGGGTGCTGGACCTGGGCGAGCGACAGAAGATGCTCCGCAACAGCCAGAAGGGAGCCGCGCCGAAACCGAAGGAGGACGCGGCCCCGGCGAACAGGGTGGAGAAGTAGCGCGCGGGCGCGACCCGCTCCGCAAGACCGTCGAGGATGACGGGCAGAACGTCATGCCCGGCATGGAAGCCAGCACGAAGCAGGCGGTGCAGGCCCGCGCCGAGGCGCGCAACAACGGCGACGTGCCGCAGCGTGCGCTAGGGGATGCCGATACGCCGCTCTTTGACGTGAGCGCGCGGGATCAGATGGACATTATGCGCGAGACTGGCGATCGGGGGCTGGGCGGCAAGCTCTACTCCGGCGGCATCTTCGATCCCGCCGTGTGGCGCCTCGTCCTGGGGCCGGCGGCGCGCTACGTCACCAAGTCCTTCACGGACGCATGGGATCAAGCAACGAGCGCGCTCAAGGGCTCGATGGACAATCCCAGCCGCGAGGCGCGCGTCCCGCGCGATCCGGCGCAGCCGCAGCGGTCGCCAAAGATCATCCGCCGTCCGCTTCGCGCGATCGGCTCTTTCATGCGCGCGGCCCTCTATGCGGACGACGCGCGGATGCGCGCCATGGCGGACACGCTCCCGCCCGCCTCGCGCGAGGCAATGCGGACGTTCCTCGACAAGTGGCACGCGCGAGCGGGCGACGCTCGCGGCGCTGGCGACGCCTACGACGAGTTGGTGAATACCAACACGAACCGCCACATGCAGGCGTTGGGCAAGGCGCTGGGGGACGACATTCTCCGCGACAAGGCCGCACTCGCGCAGCTTGCCCGCATGGTGCAGAACCCGGGCAGCATCCGCGCCGGGACGAAAATGGGCGACGCCGCCCTCGCCCTCACGAAGCTCCTTCGCGAGCTTCACGACTACCAGCGGCAGGCCGGCGTCGAAATGGGCCAGATCAAGAACGGGTATTGGCCGCGCGTCATCAACGACAATGCCGTGTGGGATAACTCGGCCGGGTTCCTGCGCGACGCCGAGAAGGCTTACAGGCTGGCCGGCGAACCGAACCCGAAGGAAGCCGCGCAAGCGTGGCTCAACAACATTCTGGCCGGCGGCAAGCACGATGATGTTCTGTCGCCGCCCATGTCCGGCATCCAGGCGGATCATGTGAACGGGCGCACGCTGCCGAAGGAAGCGGACAACATCCTTCGCGACTATCTGCATCAAGACCCGCTGCACGTCCTGACGACCTACATCACGGCCGCCGCGCGCCGGGCGGAGTTTGCTCGCGCGGTCGGGCAGAAGGTGCAGCCCGGCGGCAAGGTGGTGCAAACCAACTGGGATGCGCTTGTGAAGGCGCTTCGCGCCGATGGCGCCGACGCGCGCATTGACGATGTGCGGAGCTATGTCGGGAGCGTCACGGGCGCCAAATACGCCGGCACCAACCGGAGCTACGTCCGCGCGTCCGCGAATATCCGCATGTGGACGACGCTGGGGATGCTGGAAAAGGCAACCATCGCCTCGCTCGCGGAAGCCTTCATGCCCGCCGTGCGACAGGGCAACCTCTTGAAGATCGGGGAAAGCCTCTATCGGACGGTTGATGACCTTGTGCGCGGGCACAAGGGCAAGGGCGAAGCCGGGCGCCTGCGTGAGCTTGCGGAGGATATCGGCGTGATCGCGTCCGCTTATGCGGGCTCACTCAACGCCGCGCGGTGGACCGGCGGTGATGCCACGTCCAGCTTCCAGAGCCACGTCCTCGACGTGTATTTTCGCCGGACGGGGCTGGAACAGTGGACGCGCGGCACGCGCGTTGCTGCCGTCTCCGGGGCTGAGGTTTTCCTTCGCCGGCTTGCGAGCGACCTGGGCAAGACGGGCACGCGCCATGAGCGCATGGCCGGTGTGCTGCTTGCGGAGCTTGGCATCCCGAAGGCGCAGCAGGCCGCGTTCGCACAGTGGATGCGCGGATCGGCGGGCAACGGCATGACGGCTGCGGCGCTGCATCTGGCGCCGAAGGCGCAGGCGGAGCTTTTCCGCCGGGCGGTGCAGCGGTTCGTGTGGCAGAGCATCATGAGCCCGAACGCCTCGACCCGCCCGCGCTGGGCGTCGCATCCGGTGGGTGCCGTGGCGTTCCAGTTGTCCAACTTTGCCTGGGCCTTCCACAAGAACGTCCTGGCGCGGCCGTTTAATCTCGCCAAGAGCCCTGACCTGACGCGCATGGACGCGGCGATCATGGCGGGCAGCTACCTGACCATGGCTGCTGCTGCGATGCTGCCGGCGCAGATCGTGGTGTCCTATCTGCGCTCCGAGCTTCTGGACAGCGAAGACAGCAAGCGCAAGCGACGCGAGCAGGCTGCGCGCGATCCAATCTTCCGGTCCCCGATTACGGACGAGCCGGTTGGCACCGATCAAGCCCTGTTGGTCCTGTCGCGTTCCGGCCTGCTTGGCGCGTTCGACCCAGCGTTCAACCTTGTCACGGGCGTCCGTTATGGGCGCGACCTTGCAACGAGCCTCGCCGGCCCGTCCGCCGGCCTGTTGCTGGGCGCCGCGCAGACCGGCCTTGATAGCGTCGTGGGGCGGAATAGCCCCAACACGAACGCCTCTGAGCGGCGCGTCGCGCGTGCGGTGTGGGATGCCGGCATCGAGCCCGCCGCCAACTGGGGGCTCACCTTCCTGCCGATCCCGCTTGCGGCGATCCTGACGCAAGCGGCCGGCCATGGCGGGGTGCGCGGCGCCTTTATTGACGGCGTGGCAGGCCCGGAGCAGCGCCAGCGTCGCTAATGATATAGGTTGCCGTGTTGGGTGTTGTTGGTCATACTCTGTCGCGTTGGCGGAGACAGGCCAACATTCCACCACCACGGGAACCCACCAATGGCAGATATCGAACCGGCGAACACCAGGGCGGGCGCGATCTTGCGCGAGGCCGCCTCGATCGTGGACGGCGCGCGGAACGTCACGCACGGGGACAAGGAGCGGAGCTTCCTGGCGATTGCATCGCTGTGGGAGGCTTACCTCCGGCAGCGCCCCCGGGGCATGAGCGCCGGCATCACGGCGGCGGACGTGTGCGCCATGATGGTCCTCCTCAAGTTCGCGCGCTCGCACCACGGGCAGCACATCGCGGATCACGGCCTGGACGCCACCGGCTACGCCGCCATTTGGGGCGAGCTTCGCGAGGCGGAGGGCGCACATGAGCGCGCGGTGAAGGAAGCCCAAGGGCTCCTGTTCTACGGCGTCGGCGGGGAGCCGGACTAATGGCGACGCGAGCCCCCACGAAGGAACAACTTAAGCTCGCGAACAAGTATCTGGACGAAATCGAACGCGCCGTCCGCGACGGCTATTTGCTCGATGAGCGTCAGCGCGAGAACAAGCGCGAGCCCACGGCATACCGCATGGCGGCCGACCGGCTGAAAATCCCCACGGGATCGCGGCATAGCTTTCTCGGGCAGGCGCTCCGCTGGACCGGCCGCAGCATCGAGGGGATCGAGAAGGCGCAGCGATCCGGGGACAGGAACAACACCCCCAGCGAGAAGCGTCCGCCCGCCGGCACGCTGGACGAGCGGGTGCTTGCGGCGCTCCGGAAGGAGCGCAAGGGCATCCATATCCCGTCGCTCGCCGGGATGCTGGCGATCACTGACCGCGATGTGGTCGCGACCGCCAAAGCCCTGCAAGCCAAGGGCTACAACATCATTCTCGACAAGCGGCGCGGTCACGTCGCGCTCGCCATGGACCTCAAGCCCGCTTTCTCCATGGAGGACGGGCACATCATCCTTCGGTCGGACGCCAACAACCGCTTTCTGTTCGGGGCGGTGGGGGACAACCACCTGGGCTCCCGCTACGAGCGGCTGGACGCGCTCAACGACCTCTACGACCGGATGCACGATGCCGGTGTGCAGCACGTCATGAACACCGGCAACTGGATCGACGGCGAGGCGCGCTTCAACCGGCATGAGTTGCACGTTCACGGCATGGACGCGCAGCTTGCCTATCTCGTCCGGAACTACCCGAAGCGCGAAGGGATCACGACCTACGCCGTAACCGGCGACGATCACGAAGGGTGGTATGCCCAGCGCGAGGGCATTGATATTGGCGTCCGCGCCGAGCAGGACATGCGCGCCGCCGATCGCTGGGATTGGGTGAACCTCGGCTACCAGGAGGCGCACGTCATCCTGGAAAACGCCAACACCGGCAAGCGCGCCGTGCTGGCGGTGGTGCATCCCGGCGGCGGCAGCGCCTATGCGCTTTCCTACTCCATCCAGAAGGTGATCGAGAGCCTGGACGGCGGCGAGAAGCCGGGCGTCGCGCTCTACGGGCACTACCACAAGCTGCACGGCCCCATGAACATCCGAAACGTGTTTGCGATGCAGACCGGATGCACGCAGGACCAGAGCTTGTTCATGCGGAAGCGCCGCCTTGAGGCGCATGTCGGCGGCATCCCAACGATCAAGCTGGAACAAGACCCGGCCACGGGCGCGATCGTCGGGTGCGAGGCGCAAGTCGTCCGGTATTTCGTCAAGGGCTACTACAACGAGCGGTTCGCGGCGCCCGGGCGCGGCGTGACCCAGGCGCGGCGGGGTGTCGCATGATCGGCCCCGATCCCCGCCCGGAGGAGAACGCAGTCGGGCGCCGCTGGCGTCCGGACTGCGACCTCACCATCCGACAGGTGCGCCGCGTGCGGCGCCTCCGCCGAAAAGACCTCGGCCCCGCCGCCATCGCGGAGCGGATGAAGGTCGAGCTTCGGGACGTGGAGCTTGCCATGGCCGCCATGCGCGGCCGGCGGGCCGCCGCCACGAACCACGCCACGCTCAACGTCCGCCGCATGACCGCCGAGAGGATCAACCGGGAGCGCCTTCCGGGGGAGCCGATCTGGCAGACGGTGGACCGCCTGCTGGACGAGTTGGAGGCCCAGCGGGCGGGGGCGTAACGCCGGGATAACGCCGGTTTCGCGCTTCGTTCGCCTTTCTCCGGATTGGTCCGGTTCAACGAAAAACCCCTGGAAAGCGTTGGCTTTCCAGGGGTTTTTGCTTGCCTTGGCGTATCGGAGTGAGAGGATTTGAACCTCCGGCCCCTGCGTCCCGAACACAGGCGTCCGGAATGCCGATATGCCTCCGGATGCATATTCTCAGCGGGTTAGCTCCGCATTGTTGGGCGTTGTCCGGCGTAAATCGTCACCGATCGGCGCGTAACGCAGGCTGTTGCGCCGGCCCCCAAGCCCCCTCAACCGCGTCCCGCAGATGGTGCGGCATCAGGTGCTTGTAGTTCCGCATGATCGTCTCGATGGTGTCCCCGACAATCTCCGCGACGAGCGCGGGCGGGACGCCGTTGGCGATCGCGTTGGTGATGTAGGTGTGCCGCAGAACGTGCGGCGTGACACCCTTCACGCCGGACTGCCGCATGAGCGTCGCGAAGGTCTTTTTGATCGAGCCCGGGTTGTCCAGGACGTATTCGCTTTTCCGCTCCGCGTGGGCGCGGACGATGATCGGCCAGAGCGCGGACGAGATAGGGACCGCCACGCGCCGCTTCTTGGTCCGCTGCCGCCCCGGCATCCGGTAGTCGATGAGGCGCTTTTCGAGGTCCACCTGAAACCACGTCAGCGTCTCGATGGCGCGGCGCCGGGCTGGCGCATGGAGGGCAAGCGCGGCGAAGCGGTGGACCCGCGACAGGCGCAGCGGCGTGTCGTCGTCCGCCTTCCGCCCCTGGCGGATCATGTCGTGGCGGTCCTCCTCAACGTAGGTTGTGAGGATCGCGCGCATTTCGTCCGGCGTCAGCACGCGGTTGCGGGGCTCCACCTTCGGAGGAAGCGCGATGTGCGGCACGTCGCCCAGGCGGAGGCGCCGGTTCCGGACGGCGTGGTTGAGCGCCGCGCGAAGATGCTCAAGCTCGCGGCGGATCGTCGCGTCGGAGCGACCGGCGCGGCTGCGGCGATACTTGAGAAGGATGGCGTCCGTAATGTCCGTGGGCAGCATCGGCCCGAAAAACGCCTTGATGGGCTGGCCGCACATCAGGGCGCGCTCCACGTCCACGGCGCGCTCCCTGATGTGTTCGTCCTCGTAGAGCGAGACGAGCGCCGCGATATCGGGCGGGCCTTCCTCGGCCTGCTCGATCCGCTCGCGCTCTATAATGAACGCGGCGAGGAACTTTTCAGCCGAACGGCGGCTGCGCGTCCCCGTCGAGCGGCGGCGTGATCTGCCGTTCTCGGTCCAGGTGATTTCCCAGTAACCGTCACTGTTGGGCCTGTCGGCAAGTCGTGTGCCTCGGTTCTCGCGGGGCATGTGGTGCTGCTCCTTATGTAAGCCTGTAGCGCGTCGTCCGGAATAAGGACGGGCCGACCGGGGATGTATCCCAGCTTGCCGTCCAGCCGGAGGCGATAGACCGTCGCGGCGCTCTTGCGGAGGATGGTGGCGACCTCCGCCTGAGTGTGCAGTTTCACCGCACGCCCATGAGGATCGCGGTGATGGCGGCGGCCTGATCCTTCGACACGGGCTGGTTGACCGTGAGCCAGACCCGATCCGCGCCGGCCATCTGGCGCACCTGGAAGGCGGGCGCCTCGTTCTCGTTGCTGGCGCCGGGCGGCATCAGGTCTTCCGGCTGGCACCCCAACGCATCCGACAACTGCTTGAGAGCCTTCGGGCCGGGCATGGAAATGCCGCGCACATAGGTAGAGACGGCATCGCGCCCGCAATGCGAGGCGCGGGCAAGGTCCGCCTGCGAGAACGGAAGTGGCTTGTGCGACAGCATCCTCTCTTGCAGGCGGCGGGCGAACTCCGATCGCACGGCGGCGCGCGGCCCAATGTCGGGCTCGGGCTCCGGTGCGGTCTGCTGGCGTGGCGGGAGTTTCTTGGCGCTCATGGTGGGGTTCCTCCGGCGCGAGCCGCTAATGTAGGGCACAAGCGGGTGGCCTCTGTCAAGCTGACATATTCTGCCCAACGCGGCACGTCGCCTATTGTTTCCGACAAAATGACGGACTACACTCCGGAGTGTCGGGCGGCAAACCCGACAACGACCACCACACCACCACAGGGAACCATGACCACCACAAGAGAGAAAGAGGCGCCACGGCTTCGCGTGCGGCTCAAGGCGGCGGACCTGATCCGCTCCCTTGGCGGCACGGCAAAGATCGTGGCGCTGGCGGAGGAGCATCGCATCCTCGGCCTCACCACGGACGCAATCGCCAAGTGGATCGAGCGCGACCGCATCACATTGACGGGGCTGCTGGCGCTGGACGCGCTGCGCCGCCGTCGCGCGATCCGGTATCGCCTCCATCAGCATATCCGAGAGGAGAAAGTCGCGGCATGAGCGGCCTTCGCATCATCACGGCTGACGAGCGCCTTGCTCGCAAACCAAAGATCAACATTGCCGTGTTCGGCCCGTCCGGCGTTGGCAAGACGACCCTGGCGCGCACGCTGGACCCGGACACGACGCTGTTCCTGGACGGCGAAGCTGGGACGCTGGCGCTGGGCGATTGGCGCGGGCGCGTGGTGGACCTTCGCGGCGCCGCCGCGTCGCTCGGTCAGCATCCGTGGGTCATGTGTCGCGCCATCGCGTCGCTGCTCGCCGGCCCCGATCCTGCCGACACGTCCGGCCCCTACAGCGCGGCGGCCTACGAGCAATACAAGGGCGCGTTGGGCGACCCGGCGGCGCTGTTCAAGGGTGTGGACACGCTGTTCATGGACAGCATCACCGTCGCGAGCCGGTGGGCTTTCGAGTGGTGCCAGATGCAGCCGGAGGCGTTCTCCGAGAAGACGGGCAAGCCGGACACTCGCGGCGCCTACGGGCTGCTGGGTCGCGAAATGACCAAGTGGCTCACCGTCCTACAACATGCGCCCTACAGCGTGATCGTCGTCGGCATCATGGACGAGGACAAGGACGACCTGGGGCGCATCACCTATCAGCCGCAGATCGTGGGATCGTCCACGGGCCGCGCGCTGCCGGGTATCTTCGATACCGTTCTGACGCTCTCCCGCTTCGACGTGGGCGACGGCGGCATCACGCACAACATGATCGGCGGCACCCGCCGCGCGCTGGTGTGCGATGCGAACCCGTGGGGCCTGTTGGCGAAAAACCGCAGCGGGAACCTCGACACGATCGAGCCCCCGAACCTGGGCGAGCTTGTCCGCAAGATGCGGACGGCGCCTCGCCACGACGCGACCCTCTCCTCCTCCATCGCGACCCCCGCCGCTCCGGCGGCGGCCTAAGAAGGACTGCCAGAACCGATGATCGGATTTTCCCAGGACACCGCCAAGATCGGCAATATCGAGCTTGTCCCCCAGGGCACGCTCTCGCGCGCGATCCTCTCCGTGGAGAAGCAGGGTTTCTCCAAGCCGAACCCGGAGAAGGGCACGGCCGGCGGCGGCGAATACTACGAGTGCAAGATCACGCTGGTTGGCGCGCCCTACGAGAAGCGCACCATTTTCCACTACCTCCTCAACCCGGAAGACCCGAAGCACACACAGCAGGGCCGCGACCTGGGCCTGGGCGCGCTCGTCCGGATGCTGGAAGCGACCGGCGTGTTCGAGCCGGCCAACCCCGCGTCCTACCGCAGCATGACCTTCCGCGATGCGGTGGGCGCGCTGCTGGCGGCGCAGGGCGCCGGCAAGACCATCGCCATCGAGGTCGGCGTGCAGAAGGGCACGGGCGGCTATCAGGACAAGAACGTGATCCGCGCGTTCCTGTCCCCGAACCCCAAGAGCGACAGCTACAAGAAGTGGCAGAAGTTGCAGGAGGGCGGGCAGGCGATGGCGGCTCCGGCGTTGCCGGCGTCCGGCTTCATGCAGTCCGCGCCGGCTCCCGTCGCCGCCGCGCCGGCCGGCTTCGGTTCCTCCGCTCCGGGGTGGCTTGGCGGCGGAGGACAGGCGACAAAACCGATGGACGACGCCATCCCATTCTGACATGATCGTTTCGCCCGGCGCTGCGCCACCACGTCGCGCCGGGCGATGCCTCTGCCCATCCACCACTGGACCGACAGGCCGCCGATGACCAAGCCAACGTGCGCGACGAGCGCACTCTTTGAAGCCCTGCGCGCTCACGGCGCGGGTGACGTGAAAACCGCATGTCGCATCTGCCTTGATCTGGCGTGGCACTCGTCCGCGCCGATCCGCGAGCGTGCGCGCAAGGTGCTTGCAGAATACGGCATGGAGATTAGCGGGGCGCCCGTGCTGGCGGAGGATGCGCCGGCCGCGACCGATCTGACGGCGGGAGAGGTCGCATGAGCTTCGACCCCAAGAGCGCGACGATCGGAGAAATGGAGGCGTGGAGGGCGGCGCAGAGGCAAGCCGCGAAGCTGTGTGATGGCGTGGCGATGAGCAGCGACGGCGACAACACTACTGAGCGCACAATCCGCGCGACGGCGCGAAACATCCGCACCGGCGTCCTTGCCATGCAGCCCGAAGCGCAACCATGATTTCTTCCGGCAAGATGTGGGCCGTGGCGGTAAAGCCCAACCATAAGCCCGGCTGCACAAACAAGCGGCGTTACGCGACCAAGCAAGAGGCGCTGGCGGCGATCAAGAAACTGCCCCCGCATTTTACTGGCCGCCACCTTTACGCCTGCATGTGGTGCGGAGGCTGGCACGCTACCTCCGCGCACCTTCCTCTCGCTGACGGGGAGACGTTGTGACATGCAACTCCGCCCCCGCCAGCGCGAGTTTGTTGACCGCTGCCACAACGCCCTTGCGGCGGAGCGCAACACTCTCGGCATAGCCCCGACCGGCGCCGGCAAGACGGTCATGCTCTCTGCGACCGCGCTGCACATGCCGAAGCCGATCCTGGTTGTGCAGCACCGCATCGAGTTGGTCGCGCAGAACCATCGCACCTACCGGCGGATGAACCCGTCCGGAATGACGAGCGAGTGGACGGCGGACAAGAAGCGCATCGAGCGCGACGGCGTTACGTTCGGCATGATCCAGAGCCTTACCGGGCACCTGGACGAGCTACCGCCGCTGGGCTCGATCATCGTGGACGAGGCGCACCACGCCAGCGCGGACGGCTACCTCCGGCTCATCAACGGCGCCCGCAAGCGCAACCCCGAACTGCAACTACTGGGCGTCACCGCCACCCCCGGGCGCGGCGACAAGCGCACGCTCCGGACGGTGTTCTCGAACGTCGCGGACCAAATCTCCGTCCGCGAGCTAATCGCGGGCGGGCACCTTGTCCGGCCGCGAACCTTCGTCCTCGACGTGGGGGTGAAGGACAAGCTGCGCGGCGTGAAGCAACTCGCGACCGACTACGACATGGATGCGGTCGCGGAAATCATGGACCAAGCTCCGCTCAACGAACGTGTCGTGGAGGAGTGGCGCAAGATCGCGGGCGAGCGGCAGACGGTGGTGTTCGCCGCCAACGTCGCGCACTCGAAGCACGTCACGGAGGCTTTCCGGACGGCGGGCGTCGCCGCCGCACACATCGACGGGACCATGCCGGACGGCGAGCGCGCCGCGATCCTGCGCGCGTTCGATCGGGGCGAGCTTCAAGTCATCGTCAACGTCGCGGTCCTGACGGAAGGCTGGGACTGCCAGCCGGTGTCGTGCGTGATCCTGTTGCGCCCGTCCTCGCACCGCTCAACCATGGTGCAGATGATCGGGCGCGGGCTCCGCAAGCTGGACCCGGAGTTGTATCCCGGCCGCACCAAAGACGATTGTTTGGTTTTGGATTTCGGCACGTCCGTATTGCAGCACGGCTCGATCGAGGCGGAGCAAACGCTAGGGGAGGGCGGCACGGTCAAGTGCCACGCCTGCGATAGCACCGTCCCGAAGGTCTGCATCGAGTGCCCGTTGTGCGGGGCGGAGCTACGCAAGCCGGCCGAGGCCGGCGAGCGCGGCGAGCGCCAGGAGCGGGACGCGGGCGACAAGGAGGTTCTGTCCGATTTCGTCCTGACGGAAGTGGATTTGCTCAAACAGAGCCCCTACCGCTGGGAGGAGTTTTGGGACGGCGCGATGATGATGGCGTGCGCGTTCGACGTGTGGGCGTGCATGATTAACCTCCGGGGGCGCTGGATCGCGGTAGGCGGAGCGAAGGGTCAGCCCGTCCGGCTGCTGGCGACGGAGGCGGAGCGCCTTGTCGCGCTCTCCACGGCGGACGACTACATGCGCGAGCATGGCGACGACGACGCCGCGAGCAAGACGAAGCGGTGGCTTTCCCTGCCGCCGTCCGACAAGCAGCTACACCACCTTGGATACAAGAGCCCGCTCGAAGCGCCGGGGCTAACGCGCTATCGCGCGGCGTGCCTGTTGACGTGGCGGTGGGCGGAGGGCGCCATCAAGGCGCGCGTCATGGAGGCCGGCAATGCTCGCATTGCTGCCTAAGCCGGACGGATGCCAGCAATGCGGAGCGCCGAACCCGCGCATCCTTCTGACGGCGCCGATCGTCCGGAAACCGGAGTGGCTTTGCCGGACGTGCTTCGTGCTGCACCCCACAAGCGCCGACTTTCGAGACGCGGAAATGGAGCGCGTCCGAGAGGCGACGTTGGAGGGGCTGGATGAGGATGCGTGTCAACAAACTTGTGCGGAAACCGATCTGGCTCATGTGACACAATCGAGGACGACAGGAGAAGGCAAATGACGCAACCACAGACTGATTGCCCAGCAGGCGGGCGCTGCGACCACGACGAGGCGTGCAACACGCGCGGGTGCTTGCGTCTTGACCCGCCGCTGATAGGAGCGCCGCCAGTTCGCGAACCCACGCCTGTGCGTGCCGCGCTTGAAGCGGCTGGGCGGGCGCTCTGCTTTGGCCAGAACGGCATTGACTGCGATACCTGCCTGACGGCGGATCAGTGTCGCAAGCCGGGCCACTGGAATGTGGAGGCAGCGGCAACGGTCGCGGCATTCCTGCGCGCCATCACCACCGACGCAGAGCCGGGCCGCATTCACGCGCCGGGGATCGGCTGGATGCGCGTGCAAGACCTCGCCGCCGCAGCAGAGGAGGCCGCCAATGTCCGATGAAGCCAAGTCGACCCCGCCGATGCCCGCGGTAGCCTACGCGCCCGCGCCGTGTCCGACGTGCGGCGCGCGGACGGTCAAGGAAGCCAACGGCCTGTGTCGCCCCCGCTTCGATGAGACGGGCGAGGCGACTTGCGCCGGGCAGGACGAGGACGAGAGCGGTAACCTGACCCAGCCGACGCCCGAGAGCGTCGCCGCGCTGGATGAGTGGATCGAGCGCCATGGCCGACATTGAGAAGCGGACCACCTTCAAGCCGCCGGGCGCGATGATGCTGGAAGGGATGGCGCTTTATGGCGCCCCGGTGTGGCGCCCGCTTGTGCGGCGGCTTGATGAAGCGGTCATCACGGTTACGCAAGAGCCCGCGGAAAGCGGCTTCGTGATCCGCGCGACGATGAAGCTGCCGCGCATGGCGGCGGTGAGGGTGCCAGCCGATGACCGATGAAGCGGAACCGACCGACCAACGCACCGACGCCGCCGAACGCAGCGCACACGTCCTGCGAGGGGGCGCCCCGGAGCCGGTGAATGTCCTGCCGGTGGTAGAGGTATCCCCCGGCGTGTGGCGGCTGCGCGTGTTGGTGGAGTTGGAAGCCGAGAACGCCCGCCTCCGCGCCCGCATCAAGGAGCTTGAGGGATGATCGACTTTGCCCAGGCGACGCAGACGGAGCGTGTCTCGCACGCGCTCTCGACCCTGATCGGCGCGGCGCAGGCAGCGCAGCGGGAGCAGCAGGGCAGGCGGGACTACCTGGGCGCGTCCCTGTTGGGGGAGGAGTGCCTTCGGCGCCTGCGCTACGAGTATGAGGGGGCGCCGGCCGACCCAGGGCGTGAGCCCTCGCCCGAAATCCTGCGGGTGTTCCAGCGCGGCCACGACGCAGAAGCCCGCATGGCGGGGTATCTTCGGGCCGCCGGGTTCGACTTGCGGACGGAGAAGCCGGACGGCGGACAGTGGGGGTTCTACGCCGCCAAAGACCCGGAGACAGGCAAGGCGCGCATCCAGGGCCACGCGGACGGGATCATTCGGGGGTGGAGCCCGACCTATGAAGCTCAGTGGGCGCCGGACGGCTGGACTTGGGCGGACGGCTTAGAGTTCCCGATGCTTTGGGAGAACAAGGGGCTCAAGCATCGGTCCTTCCAAGACCTCAAAAACAAGGGGCTCAAGGGCTCCAAGCCGCTCTACTACGCGCAGATCAACCTTTACATGGCCTACCTGGACATCCCTCGCGCTCTGTTCACGGCGGAGGACCAGGACACATGCGAGATTTGGGCGGACGTGCTGACGCTCGATATCGAGGCCGCGCAGACCGCCTCCGATCGCGGCGTGACCGTCATCACCGCGCCGTCCGTGGACACCCTCCCCCGGCTGGGGAAGGACAAGGACGCATGGCAATGCCGGTTCTGTTCCTTCCAGGACCGATGCTGGGCCGGCGAGGCGCCGAAGAACCCGCCCAAAGGCCCTGCGCTTCCGGCCTGGATGAAATAATCGTCCAGCATTCCGGACGGTGGCGGAGCCGTCCGGATGGCGCTATACTGACACCCTACACGTTTGGTCGGGGTGTGCAGGCAAATGGGAAGCCCATCTTCCAGGATCGGTGAGCAGGGCCGCGTCGTATCCGGCATCCTGGCTGGCAGCGCGGCCGCCCCTGTTGGCGTCTGGACCGGCCGCTTCAACCTGACCGTCTCGGGGTCTTTCGTCGGAGGCATCGCCATCGAGCGGAGCTTTGACGGCGGGAGCAACTGGCACAACTGCACCCTGCCGAACGGCGCGCCGAACTCTTGGACGAGTGCTTTCTCCGTGTCGCTGGACGAGCCGGAGCCGGGCGTCCTGTATCGGCTCAACCCCGCGCTGTCGTCCGGAAATCCGACCTATCGCGTCTCGGGAGCCGCCTGACATGAGCATCTTCCAGGGCACCATGGGCGACCTCCGGCTGTTCCAGCCGGTCGCGTCCGCGAAGCTCGCCGTCACCGCAGCGAGCGGCAACGTCGCCGTCCCCGGCACCTTCCCGGCCGGTGTTCGGCGGAACGTGCGCCTTGTGAACGGCGGCGACAACGAGTGCTTCGTCGCCTTCGGGACCAGCAACGGCATCACCGCGACGGTGGACACGACCATGTATATTGGCGCGAACAAGAGCGCCGAAATCTTCGAGCTTGCGGCGGATATCACGCACATTGCGGCGATCTGCAATTCGGGCGAGACAACCGACCTGTTCATCACGACCGGCACGGGCATCTGATCCATGGCGTTCGGTGGCGGACGCGGACGCATTGCCCGGCTACGCTCCGGGGGTGTGCTGAGCGGAAGGCTCATCAATGTCGGCGGCTACACCGGCAGCGGCAGCGCGCGGACCATCCAGACGGGCATGACGCCTGACCTTGTGATGATCAACCGTGGTGCCAACTATACGCGGCTGGGCGGGCCGGCGCTGATCGGCGTGGGCAACTTTGGCCTATTCAACGTGTCCGGCGTGGTCCCCTTCGGCGCAGACGCGCAGGGCTTTACCGCGTTCGGCTCTAGCTCGTTCTCGCTGGGAACGGCGACCACGGTCAACGCGGCTGCGACTGAATACGTCTGGCAGGCGGTGCAGCGGCGGCGCGGTTTCTTCGACGGGGCGTTTATCAGCGGCAACGGCGCGGCCGGCCAGACGGTTTCGCACAATCTCGGCGTAGCGCCTGAGATCATGTGGGCGCGCAATATGTCAGCCGCCGCCAACTCGTGGGGCATGTATATCGCGCCATCGCTGGGTGGCGCTGCCAACCTCTGCTTTTTCCCTGCGAACATCGGCACGGCGACGAACAACTGGCTCAACAATACGAACCCGACCGCCACGCAGGTCACTATCGGCAACGTGGCAGGAACCGCGCTCAACGCGACCGGCAATGCGTCGCTGGTGCTGATGTTCGCTTCTCGCCCCGGCGTGTTGAAGATCGGCTCGTATTCCGGCGACGGCGCGGCCAACGGCGCGACGGTGGAAACCGGCGTCAAGATCAAGTCGCTGTATCTGTTCCAGACGACCGCCGCGAACTGGATGCACAACTACGAGGCGCAAAGCAATCCGACCTCGCCGTGGACAAAGTATTGGCAACCCTGGTCCAACTCCGCAATCACAACCGATGCGAACGGCGTCATTGTGAGCGGCACCACATTTCGACCGCCGTTGTCCAAGAACGCTGCGGGTCAATCCTTCCTCTATATGGCGTTCGGCTGATGACGACCCTCGCATGGCTCAAAGAGCGCGCCACCGAACGCAACACGAAGCGGGCGGCCGGCGTCATGGCGGCAGTCGGTGGATACTTCGGGTTCATTGATCCGGACGCGCTGACGCAGGCCGGCACCGTGGTTGCGATCCTGTCCGCAATCTGGCTGGCGGTGGACGCCTTCCTGACCCCTGAGGGGGCGGAGAAGCGGAAGGACTTTTCCAAGTGATCACCGTGACGAGCGCAATCGCCCTGGCTCGCATGGCGGGCGCGTGGCTCGTCAGCACGAAAGCGGGGCGGATCACGCTCGCTGGGCTCGCCGTCCTGGTGTTCCTGTGGGTTTACGGCGAGCGCCGCGAAGCGGACGGGCGGCGCGAGGTCATCGAACAAATCGAGCAGCGCGACCAACGCGCGGTGGAGCGAGCGCATGAGGCTGAACGCGATATCCGTTCTCGCGGCGACAGTGATGTTCTCCGCAGCCTGCGCGATGGCACCTTCTAGCCCAGGCGTGTGCGAGGCCCTGCCGATCACCCCCTACTCGGCGGAGCGCACCACGCGCGCCGCTCTCGAACTCTCATCCCTACCACCTGACGCCGAGCTTCCGCAGATGATGCAGGACTACCGCATCCTGCGCGCCCGCCGTCGCGCCGTGTGCGGAGAATAATGCTCGATGGCTTGGTTCCTTCCGGCGCGTCGCGCGCCGTCCGTAATCGCGCCTCTCCGCCGGGACGATCCGGACGCGCGCTTCGCAGCGTGCATCCCGATCATCCTCCGGCACGAAGGGGGCTATGTGGACCACCCCCGCGATCCTGGTGGGGCTACGAACCATGGTATTTCGCTGCGCTATGCGCGCTCGCGTGGCTCCATGTTCGACCTCGATGGCGATGGGGACGTGGACAAGGCCGATATCGTCCTGGTGACGCCGGAGCTTGCGTCGCGCGTCTATCGCGGCTGGTTCTGGCGGGACGTGCGGGGGGACGACCTCCCCGCCGGTATCGACCTCGCGACGTTCGACTTCGCCGTGAACAGCGGGCCGGGGAGAGCGACGAGGTTTCTACAGGAAGCAGTCGGCGCCGAGGTTGATGGCCTGTTCGGGCCGCGCACGCTGGCGGCAGTCCGCAACGCGGACCCGGCGCTGACGGCGAAGATCATATGCGGGCGCCGGCTCGCGTGGCTGCAAACCCTGCCCACCTGGGACGACTTTGGGCGCGGCTGGACCCGTCGCGTCGTGGACGTGCGGGACCGCGCCGAAAAAATGGCGCGGGAGGCAAAATAAACCCTTGCCAGGGTAGGGCGTTGTATGGTGTCCTCCGGTCTGTCAGCATGACATTGCTGATAACCCACCACGGAGCCCACCACCTATGCACGACCCGTTTGTGTTCACCGCCAGCGGAGCGCGGTTCTACCTGAACCGCCCCGACGCCAGCATGATCCGGCTGGACGACATCTCTCACTCGCTGGCGAGCATCATCCGCTATTGCGGCTCGCACGCGCACCGCACCCCGGTCGCGGTCCACTCGATCATCGTCGCGGACATTCTGCGCGCCGAGCATCCGGACGCCGTGCGCCAGACGCCGGAGCTTCTGCTGGCCGCGCTGCTGCACGATGCGGCGGAGTGCTACATGGGCGACGTGCCGGCGCCGTTGAAGCGCATCCTGCCGAGCTACGCGCACATCGAGAACAACGTCATGGCCGTTGTCGAAGAAGCCTTCGAGCTTCCGCGCGGCATCATGAACCACCCCGCGCTGCGGGCGGCGGACAAGGAGGCTTTGCGGCACGAAGTCAGCGCGAACGTTCTTTCGTATCGCGAGGCCGCGATGAAGAACGCCAGCGCCGGCCGCATGAACGAAGCCGCGACCGCCGAGGCCATGGTCGCGAACCTCCGGCCCGTGGACTACGGGCTTCCGGACGGGACGGAATGGCTCGAAGCCCATGACGTTCACCCCGACGCCGGCAACATGGACGCGCAGGCCGGCCCTCATGCGTCGATGTTGTGGGTGCTGCGGTTTGAGGCGGAGGTCCGGCGCCTGGAAAACGTCGCGCCGCGCTCCCCCGCGATCGTCCGGGCTCACTCCATGATGGAGGAGGCGCGGACCCGCTCCCTGCGGTGGCGTCCGCTTTCGTCCTCGCGCCTGTTCGGGCTCGCCTACACCGAGGCGCCGGTCCCCGAACAACTCAAGCTGCCCGCCGCCAAGGCGGCGATCGCGGCCGCCTGCGCGACCACGGGCGACGTTCCGGACGACAAGCTGCGCGTCGCGGGAGACGATGCGGCGCTCGCCATCGTCCGGTTTGCGAAGAAGTTTCTCGAAGCGATGAGCGCCGACAACCTTCGGGGCGGCCTGGACCCGGAGTTGGTCAAGACGGACCCCGCCCGCGCCGCCTTGCAGGCGATGGAAGAAGACGCTGAAAGCCGCCTGATGGGGCTGCTGCGGACGGCGCCGACCACCGAGACGCGGCACTAGCTCCATGTCGCGGCGCACCACCTTGGAGTGCCAATACATCACGGGCGACCCGCAAGAGGCGCACGCCTATTGCGGGGCCGCCACGGACGGAGCCTTGCCCTACTGCGGGACGCACGCTGCGCTTGTGTATGACCGCACGCGGAGCGCCGCCAAGCGCGACCGCTGGCTCATGAAGCAGGCGGAGTGGGCCGCGAAGCGCCAGCGCCAGCCGGACGCTCACGAAAAGAGCGGGATGCTGTCGCGGCGAGGGAACGACCGGAACCCGTCCAACGACACGCCGGAGCGCGTTATCGCCCTGGCAGGCTACGGCACACTGCAACTACCGCAGCGGTCAGCAACACCTTTCAGCGACGACGAGTAACCCACCACAACCCCACCACGGGACACGCCACCACATGCTCGCAATACCCTACTTGATCCTGGGGATCGCGCTCCTTGCCATCGCCTGGATGGCGACCGCAAGCGGCCCGAACCCCTGGTTCATCGGCATCAGCGCCGTTGCCTTCCTCGCGACCGCATGGGTGAGCCGATGAGCGTCCCGATCATCCACGCGCCGAGCGTCCATGCGTTCCTGTCGGCGCTCCTGCCGCCAGGGGCGCGCATCGCCCTGCGAGGGGTGGGGGAGAAGGGCACCGACAAGTTCGGCGCCTTCTCCGAACCCGTCATGTGCGACACGACCCGCGCCATGGGCCACCTGACCCGGTGGACCGAGAACGGCATCGGCGCGTTCGTGGTGCCCGGCACCATCGCGCCCGGCGTCACCCGCACCGCGCCGCACGACGATGACGTGATGGCGTTCACGTCGATCCTCGTTGACCTGGACGACGAGGCGCTGGCGGAGAAGGCCACGCACTACCTGAGCGAAATCCTGGGGCCGCCCTCGATCATCGTGGCGTCGTCCGGAACCGCGAGCCCGAAGCGCCACCTGTATTGGCTGCTGGACGAGCCCTGCGAGGACACGCGCATGATCGCCGCCACGCGCCGCCATCTGGCGGAGCTTGTGGGCGGTGACGCGGCGTTCTTCCGCATCCCGCAAATCATCCGCGTGCCCGGCACGACCAACCACAAGGGCGGCGAGAAGCGTCCTGTCGCGCTGGTCAAGTGCGAGCCGGAGACGCGCTACACCCTGGACGATCTGCTGGCCGCGATTGCGGACGCGGAGCGTCCGGCCTGGGCGCCAGAGCCGAAGCGCATCAAGCGCCCCACCGTGAACGAGCAAGGCTTGCTGGTGTTCACGCCGGAGACGGGGACGGACACGCGGGCGCCGCTCGCGCTCACGCAGGATATCACCGAGGGCGGCGGGCCGGACGCGAACCGCTGGTCCGAGTTTTCCCGCGTGGCTGGGCACTACATCCACGCGCTCCGGGCCGGACAGGTCGCGACCCCGGAGGAGGCGAAGGCGCTCACCGAGGGGTGGATGCTGGCGCACATGAAGCCGGCATGGCCTGCGGACAGGTTTGAGCGCGAGTGGGCCGCGATCCTGTCGCGGGACATCAACGACAAGGGACCGATTGCCGCATCCAAGCCGGTGCTGTCGCAGGGGATCAGCGCGAGCGCATGGCAGGCTGCGGCGGAGGAGGGCGGAGAGGCAGCGTCGGGTGGTGCCGGCGTCGAAGGCGATAGCGGGGGCTCCGTGGCTACCGCCGATGCCTCTCCGCCCCCTGGGAACTTCTTGCAGATGTTCGCGGCCCGCCGCTGGACGATGAGCGAGAAGCCCGTCCGGAAATGGCTGGTTCAAGGGCTCGTCGCCGCCCGCAAGTCGCACCTTCTTGTGGCCGAGGGCGGCGCTGGCAAGACCTACGCCGTGTTGGACCTGGGTATGAAGATCGCCGCCCCGCGCATGGGGGACCGCTGGTTGGGCCAGATGGTCAACCGCGAGGCGCAAGGGACTGTCGTGATCCTGACGGCGGAGGACGACAAGGACGAAATCCACATCCGGCTTGCGGACATGGACCCGGACGGCTCCCGCCGCGCAGCGGCGGGGGACCGCTTCATCGTCGTCCCATTGATGGAGGCGGGCGGAGCCCTGCGGCTGGTGCAGCGGAACCCGGCGACCGGCGCGAGCGAGGGAACGCCGGCCTTTGAGAAGACCTTGGCGTGGCTCAAGGAAATCCCCGACCTCCGGCTGGTAATCTTCGACACGCTCGCCAGCACGCTCCATGGGGACGAGAACTCCTCCATGATCGCACAGGAATGGGCCTACGCGGCGCAGCGGATTATCTCCGAGTGCCGCGCGGCCTACATGGCGCTGCATCACGTCCGGAAGATGGACCGGCAGCGGCGAGCCTCGAAGGACGCCGCCCCGCGCACGATCGAGGACGTGCGGGACGATATCCGTGGCTCGAACGCGCTCACGTCCGCCGTCCGTCTGGCAATCGTGATCTGGCAACCGGAGGATTGGAAGGACCGCATGGAACGCCTGGGCCTGCCCCCGAAGCGCGGGCACCTGTGGCAGATGGGCGTCGCGAAGGCGAACAACCCCGAAGCCATGGCCGGCGAGCGGACGCTGATGCGGACGAGCATCGGATCGCTGGAAGATATCACCGAGACGGTGAGGGCCACGAACCAGCGCGAGCGGGATGGTGAGGCCGAGGTTATGGCCTGGGCGCTCTGGCACATCGAGCAGGCGGCCATTCGGTTCACTCCGTTCACCCGCCACGGGAGCAACAGCATGTTCGCGGCCCGTGGCCGGCTGCACCCATGCTTGCGGACGCTCAAGCGCGACGAGCTACAGAACGAGCCGAAGGTTGGGCTGGATCGGTCCATCGTCGGGCGGCTGCTGACGGCGCCGGAAGGCGGCGGCGAGGCGCCCGTGATGGTGCGGGGCGGCTACATGGACGTGCCGCATGGGCCTATCGCCATGGGCGAGAAGCCGGACACGCGGGGCCTGCGGCAGACGCCGGATTGGAGCGCGTGGGAATACGACGCGGAGAAAGACATGATCGTGAGGAGGAAGTGATGACCGCCGAAGACAACGCGCGCGCGCGCGGCCTGGACACGGGGCGGGAGAACGTCGAGCGGGCCGCCTCGATGCTTCAGACGGGCCGCATGATTTCGGCGCACGACCAGCGCGCCACCGCCGCGCTTCTGCGCGCGCTGGTGGCCGAGCGTGACGCGGCTGACGCTGAACTGGCAATGTGGAAGCAACGCGCCATCGCCTACGATGGCGAGCGTGACGAACTGCGCGCCGCCATGGATACCAACGCGGAAGTCGCGGCCGACTTGCTAGACAGGGTTGCGGCCGAGCGTGACGCGGCGCGGGCCGAGGCGGACAGGCTGCGGGCGGCGCTGGAATACTACGAATACAGCGGCGACGGCTGCGCGGATAATGGGCACGTTGCCCGCGCCGCGCTGTCCGCGCCCGCCGAGGACGAGCAGCCGCCGACGCTGGACGACCTACTCGCCGCCGTGGATGCCGCGCAGTGACGGTGCAAGTCCTGACCGGCGATTGCATCGCCAGCATGGCAGCGCTGCCCGTCGGCACGTTCCAGACGTGCGTGACCAGCCCGCCCTACTACGGGCTGCGGGATTACGGCGTGGCCGGGCAGATCGGGCTTGAGGAAAGCCCGGACGCATACGTTGCGCGGCTGGTGGACGTGTTCCGCGAGGTTCGCCGCGCGCTGCGCGATGACGGCACGCTTTGGCTAAACTTGGGGGACAGCTACGCGCAGCCGATCAAGGGCACGGGCGGCACTGCCGTTTCGGGTTCTTTGATGGCCAGGAAATCGGCAGAAGGGGCCGCTAGGACAATCGCGCGGCAGAAAATGGCAGCGCGTCGCGTTGGCATGGGCGAGGCCAAGCCCAAAGACCTTCTCGGCATCCCCTGGATGGTCGCCTTTGCCATGCGCGCGGACGGGTGGTTCCTCCGCAGCGCCATCGTTTGGGCCAAGCCGAACCCGATGCCCGAGAGCGTCCGCGACAGGCCGACCAACAGTTACGAGATGGTGTTCCTGCTGACGAAGGCGGCCCGCTACTGCTACGACGCGGAGGCGATTGCGGAGCCGGTCGAGGAAAGCACCGTGGCGCGGTTGGCGCAGGACGTAGGCGCGCAGGCGGGATCCATGCGCGCAAACGGCGGCGCGAAGACGAACGGCCCGATGCGCGCAGTCGGCGGCGCCACCCGCAACGCCCGCAACGTCTGGACCATCGCAACCCAGCCCTACAGCGGCGCGCATTTCGCGACCATGCCGCCAGACCTTGCCGAGCGGTGCATTAAGGCGGGCAGCAAGCCCGGCGACCACGTCCTGGACCCGTTCGGTGGCGCAGGCACGACCGCGCTTGTAGCCGATCGGCTCGGCCGCCACGCGACCATCTGCGAACTCAACCCGGAATACGCGCGCCTCGCCCGTGAGCGCATCACGGCAGACGCGCCATTGCTGGCGACCGTCGCATGAACACGCTGGATTGGCTGCTGATCGCCGGGCTTGTCGTAACGCTGTGGTTCATGGAGGACGATTGAATGAGGCAACAGCCAACGCTGGCGGATCTTCTGGCTCTACCAGCAGATGAAAAAACCAAGCGGTTTGACGCAATGGTGAAGCGCACGTTTTCGCATGTGGACGGGCGCGACCTACTTGCGGAAATCCACCCACGCAACACGCTAGACATAAAGCGCAGGGTGGATGGCGTGGAAAAATGGTTTGAGGCCGATTGGCTGACAAACCTGATGGACGCAAGGAATGGCACGTAATGACCGCCGCAGAAAACGCGCGCGCGCGCGGCGTGACCTTCGACGAAGCCGCCGATGACCTGCGCCGCCGGGCTGTCGAGTTGGAGCGGCGGGCCGAAATCGAGCGGCTACAGGCGCGCGTCGCGGAGTTGGAGGCGGAAGTTGCGTGGTTGCGCCGCGTTGACCGCGACGTGCGCGCCGAGGGCTTCGCGGCTGCGCGGGAGATGGCGGCGCGGGTGTGTGAGGGCGATAAGCACGCGCGCACGCCCAAGCACATTGCCGCCGCCATCCGCGCGCTGCGGCCGGACGATAGCAAGGCGGACTAAATATCTGCCCTATCGCGCTTTTGTGCGTCTTGAAGGGAAACCCTTACGCGGCTAAGGGAATGGCGCCGAGGCCCGCCACGGCCCCGGCGCCGCACCACCACATCCCTACCTCGCGGCAGAGGCAGTGAGCATCCCGGGAGCCCACCACGGCGACCGGGATGCTTTGTCTTATGTCAATATGTCAGCGATCATTCAAGCACCTGCCCAGGTTACAAGCAGTTAATTACAAAGCGCATTGATCGGTGGGGGCTTCGAGAGTGCCCGGTTTATAAGGTTCCGTGGCTCCGATCTGCGTTTCCGGACGAGACAAAATCTTACATGCCCAGCAAATACAGGATTTGGCCGATGTTATTGAAGGAGCGTCACGACCCCGGTATCAGAAAGTAGATTTTTAGACGCCTGAAATATCAATGGGTTAGAGGGGGTCCCCCCCCTTCGTTTCCTGGGATTAGATTAACGTTTGGGAAGCGTGTCTCAAAAGTCAAGGGACCCCCCCTAAGCCATTGAAGAATAAGGCTCCTAGGTTTTCCGGATTTCCAAGAGTAGGCGTTTTCGAGCCTTATAGAATGGGCGTTTCTGACTTTCCCCTATACCTATAGGTATAGAGGCAGAGAGCCTCATATACCTCTTAGGGAGAGGCTATACCTCTACCTATAGGTAGGGCGCGATCCGGATGCGTTCGTCGGCGGCGCTGGCGAGTGCGGGGAGGAGCGTGATATCCTCCGGCGCACGAACGGAGGACGCCCCACCATGGCCCACACCATCGTTACCACCGAAGCCCGCAACGGAACCTCCCACACCTACACCCACGCTGAGAGCGGACTGACGGCTGACGGAACCGATGGGCTGGCGAGGTTGTGCCGGAAGCTGGGCGCGCTGGGGTATTCGGGGCCGGCCGAAATCAAGGGCGAGGATGGGCGGCTGCACTACACCGTGCGGGGCGTCGAGCGGGTGGCGAAGCTGACGCTGACGGAGGGGGACCGGAGCGGCCTCAAGTGGCAGACCTACAGACCGAACCCCATGGCCGCCGCGAGGATGGCCGGTTCCGCTGGTGCGGGGGCGACCGAGAACGGCTTTTCGGGGGAGGGGAGCTAGGTGGGTAGCGGCGAGGAGCAAAAAGCCGCTGGCGAGGCTCCTGAGAGGGAAATCGAAATCGAGGCGGAGGCGCTTCTGTGCGAGGCGCCGTCGTGTGCTCATCTGGCCGACACGCCACGGGCGGCGAGCGTCCCGGTCGCGAGCCTCTACGTCTCCGGCAAGCCACGCCCGAAGCAGTCGGGCCGGATGGTGCGCGGCGCGTTCGGGCGGTCGCGCTTTGTGAGCCAAGCCACGGCGGACAAGGGGATCAAGCTCTACCGGGAGCGGCTGACGCGCAGAGCACGGGAGGTCATGGATATGATGGGCGGGCCGGAGAACGTCGCGGAGTGGACGAAAGCGCGAGGCGGCACAGCCGGGCTCTGGCTCATCGTGCGGTGGACGTTCGAGACGCCACGGCGCGAGCGGTGGGGCGAGCCGCACACGGCGAAGCCAGACGCGGACAACCTGAGTAAGCTCCTTCTCGATGCGCTGTCTGACGGCGGCTGGTTCACGGGCTGGCGGAACGACGACGCGGCCGGCGCGAGGCTGTCCCTGGAAAAAACCTGGGGGCAGACGAGCGGGGTGGGCGTGGAAATGCGCGCCCTGGTGCCGGGCTCCCGCGAGAAGCGCGAGGCGCCGTCGTGTGCCTACGGGGAGCCGCCCGCGTGGCTGGCCGATGACGGCGTGCCCGCCTGGGTGCTGGCGGGAGCGGGCGAGGGGGTCGTGATAGACCCCCTGGGGGATCTAGTTCCGGACGGCGACGGGACGGATTAGCGGACGGGCTGCCAGACCTGGTGCCGGGCTTGTTCGGTAGCTTGTTCGGTCCCGTCCGGAATGGGTTGCAGACGGGGCGGACGGTGCCATACAATCCGGGGGCTTGGCCCGGCTCTCGTGGTGGGGAGGCCGAGGCGGCGCGGCGGGTTGGACCGCCAGCGCGACAAGCGGGCGGCTGGTGGGCGTGATGGTGGCACCACAAGCGCAACGGGCCGGGGGAGTGATCCCTCGGCCCGTTTTCTTTTCCGGACGGCGCGATGCGCTGGGCTTGTGGTCTAGAGGATCGGGGCGCCTTTGCGCCAGCGGGGGCGCGGGTCCAGTTCCGCGCGGTGCGTCGGGCGGACGATGCGCGATCCCCACTGGTGGGGCTCAGTTGCCTGTCGGATCGGGCGCCCTGGCGTGGCGTAGTAGTCGCCTGGGCGCGGCGGGCGGATCGGGCCGCGCTCGTAGAAGCAGAGGCCCAACCCTGGAAAGGGGGCGGGGCTGTCTGCGGGGGTCCAGGGCTCGCTAGTCATTGGTTGCCTTGGCAATGGCGATATTCGCAAGCGAGGCGCTGTCCTGCCATGCGGCGTGGTCCGCGTCGGTCATGCTGTCGTCGCCGTTCATCCCGTGGCGCTCCACCATGCGAGAGGCGAAGGCGTGCAGGGCGCGAAGGGCGTCCAGCAACTCGGGCGCGGCGGCGATGAGGCGGGCGTTGGCCTCGGTGATGCCGTCAACATTGGTCGCATAGACTGCGGCCACACTGTCGGCGGCTGCGAAGCCTGCGCCAATGCGCCAGCGCGAAAGGCTGGGCTCCTGTAGCGCAGTCCACGGGCCGGGGGTGTGCTTGGTCATGTGGTGGGCTCCTTTGATGGTGGGTCAGATGAGCGGAAGGGCGATGGCCGCCGCCGCCCATAGGGCGGCGAGGGCCAGGGCTTCGGCGGCGGTGCCAGCGGCTTTGGCCGCTGCGCGGGCTAGGCGGGCCATGCGGTGAGGCTCGC